CGTGGCAGCCAGATCCACTCGCCGCCGAGCGTCACCGGACGCCCGGCGAGCATCAATCCCTGCTGGATGATGGCGCTACCGCCGAGGCTGTACTGCACCTGCGACTGCGCCAGCGCTTGCCAGTCAAATTCATCCCGCCAGCGCATGTCGGCGGGGAGTTCGAGGCTGTCGTTGTTGTCTTTGCGGGTGAGTGTCCAAGGTGTCATCGCGGGCTCCGTTTGGCGGCGTTAATGAGTTGGTTGGCAAATTCCTGCGCGCCCTCTTTTTTGAGCAGGTCTCTGGCGCGGTCGTCAAAGGCATTGACCACCTGCTGCGGGCTGATGTCGCCCGCCTGGCCGACGGCGCTGCTGCTCGTGCTGCTGCGCGTGCTGGCGTTGCTGCGGCTGCGCGACTCCTGCGCACGCGCGGCCGCCTCGGCCTTCTTGTCCGCCGCCTGCCGTTCCTTCTCCGCGCCGATTTGCCGCTGGAGTTCAAGGGCGCGCTGGTACTGGGCGATTTCTTCGGCGTTGCCACGGATTCGCGCCTCTTGCAGCTTGCCTTCAATCTCGCGCAGCTTGCGTTGCTGCTCCAGTTGCGCGGTCTTGGTGTCGTCGCCTTTGAGCTTGGCCAGCTCGGCATCGAGGTCGGCGGCGGTGTCGCGTGCCTGCTGTTGCAGGTCTTCCAATTTTTTGCGCGCCGCGTCAATGCTGGCGTTAAGGTTGCGCAAGGTGGTACTGTCCAGGGCGGCGATATTGGAGCTGGCCGCATGCGCGGCGCTGGCGATGTCATCCATAGACACCGTGCCGTCGCTGGTGCGCTGGTTAAGTAGCTCAGTCGCTCGCTCGGCGCGTTGTATGTCGGCGACATACTGCTGGCCGATACGCGACATGGCCGCCACTTTGCGCAGGTAGTCGTCGGCGTCCATGTGTCCCATAGAGGCCGTCATCTGGTTGATGGCGTCATCAACCAGCCTGATGGCCTCGGCGTTGAGCTTGCTGGCGTCGTAGAGGGTCATCGTCGCGCGCGCCTGTTTGCCGGTGGCTTCTGCGGCCTTTTCGCTGGATGCAGCCTGTTTTTCGGCTGCCGTCGCCGCCTCTTTCTTGGCTTCTGCCGCCTTGCGCTCTGCTTCGGCTTCTTTTTCTTTCGCGTCTGCTGCTGCTTTCGATGCCTCGGCGCTCTCGCGGGTGGCTTCATTGCCCTGTTTCATGGCTTCGCGCATCGCGTTTGCCGCCTCAGCGCCGCCCTGCATCCCTGCGCGTAGGATTTGCATTTGTTCGGCAGTGAGGCGGGAGAGTGTGCCGGTGCGCTGCATCTCGTCATGCAGCGCCCGGAAATCCGCTGTGGTTGATAACTTCGACAAGCTGCTTTCAAAGGCTGTTCGGACGGCCTCAGCGGTCAATTTCCCGGAGGCGCTCAGTTCCGCCATGCCGTTATGCCAGTTGGTGAGCATCTCGCTCACACCCGTGGACAATCCGCTTGCCACGTCGTCAAAACTTAAGTTGAGCGCTGATAACGCCCTGTCCGCTTCAGCGGCGGCATTACTGGTGTCTCTGTAGGCCTGGGCAATATCCTTGACAGCCTGCACTTTGGCCTGGTCGCCACCCACGCTCTGCCGCAGCGCCGCTTCTGCCGCCTGAATTTCGTTAGCACTACTGCCTGCTGCGGATGACATGGCCGCCCAGGCGCGCGCCAGTTTGTCGGTGTCGCCTCCAGCATCTTTGGCGACGATGCTGTAGGCCTCAATGGCCTTGGTTGCTTTGTCGCTGATGCCTGTCGCATATTGTTCGGCCTCAATGCCGAGGGTCTTCAAGGCCTTATTTAGACCGATGCTTACCGCGCTGATGCCTTGCACCATCGTCTGATTCAGAGCAGATGACTCTTCCTCGGTGAGTTCTCGTGTCTTCTTCCATTCTTGGTAGATGCTGTTGATCGCGGCAAGCGCCTCGCTGCTATCCACTTTGGCAAAGGCGTTTTGCAGCAAGCCCTGCATTTCGTTGGCGGTCACTTCTGTTCGCTCAACGATGCTTTTCAGTGCATCGGTAACCTCTTTTTCGCCTTCGGTCATCTGCCGGTAGGTTTGCGGGACTTCGGCGCCGAGCGCTTTGTAAGCATCAGCGAGCGCTTTCACCTCATCGCGCGTCATCCGTACTGACAGGCTTTGTTTCTCCGCAGTCTGCGTCGTGACGATGCCGAGTTCCTTCACCTGCTGCGCTGTTTCTGCCAACAGTTGTTTGGCTTCTTCGCGGGTGATTTTGAACTGGTCTTCGAGCTGATGGATGTAGCGCTCTGCTTCGGCCAACGCCGCCGGTGAAGTCAGGTTCTTCAGCGATTCTTTGACCGTTTCGACCTGCTCGCGGGTGAGTTTTGCCGAGCCTTGCCCCAGTTGCGCCAAGCTGTTCAGAGTCGCGCGCGCCGCCGTATCTATGTGATTTGCCGCGTCCAGCGCAGCCTTGTTTTGCGTTTCCAACGCCTCAATGGCCTTTTGCGAGGTGAGTTCGGCGTTGCGTTTGGCAATGGCGTCTTTCAGCTCTTTTTCGCGCGCCGTCTGCTTTTCCAGCTCGGCGGTAACCTTGGCGAGTTTTTCGCGCTGACTGTCAATCAACGGCAAGTGGTCTTTGACGGCCTCGCCTATCTCGCCCCAGGCGCCCGTGCCCTCCTGCTGGATGCGCAGCATGGCGGCACGGCTTTTTTCGACGGCGTCGGACACCGACGTCAATGCCTGCTCGGCTTTGCTGACGTCCAACGGGACGCCGCCCTGTGCCTGCGCCTTAAAATCCTGGTATTGCTGGTTGGCGTCCTTGACAGCCGCCTCCATATCACGGATGCGCGCTGTGGTCTCATCCACTTTGCCACTCATCAGCGCAAAAGCGGCAGCGCCTGCGGTGATAATGGTGGCAAGCGGGTTGGCACGCACCAGAGCTGATAGCGCTCCGGCGGCGCCACGTAAAGCGGTAGTAGTCGCCGCTGTGGCAACGGCCTGCGCTCGCATCGCTACCCCCATCCCGGCGGATGCAGCGCTGGCGGCGGCAACCTGCGCACGGTAGGCAGCAAGCGCTGTAGTGACACGGGTGTAACCGGCGGTGAGCGCGCCAGTAGCCGTTGTCCCCTCAACGCCCAGCACACGCATTGCCCCGGAAAATGCGATGGATGCTGCCTTGGCGGCGGCGAGCAAAGTCACAAAGCGGGTAATCTGCGGGTGGGTCGCGGCAAATTTCAGCACCTCTCCTGCCATCCCGGCGAAGCCCTGTGCGCCGCTGGCGACGACTGGCAGCAGTTGTTCGCCCAACTCTTTCACCAGATTGCCGATGGCGATTTGCGCCTGTTCCAGCTTTTTCTCGGTGGTATCCATCTGCGCGGCAAACTCATTTTGCATCGCGCCTGCTGTCCGGGTCTTGTCACCAACAAGGCCGAGTTGGCGGTCGTACTCGGCGAGCGAGCCGACCATCAGCGAGATGTCGTCGGCGTACTCCTGCCCAAAGAGTTTCGTCAGCGTGATTGCTCGCTGCTGGTTGTCGAGTTTTTCGAGGCTACCCAAAAATTCCCGTAGCGCCGCCTGCGGGTTGGCACGGATATTCTCGGCCAGGCGGTTTGCTGAGAGGCCGAGGTCGTCCAACCCCTCGGCAAAGCCACTCACACCCTGCCCGCCGGTTTGCAGACGGTTGAGCAGCGAGTTGATGGCGGTGGCTGCGGTTTCCGGGCTTTTGCCCAGCGCGATGAATGAAGCGGTCAGCGCTGCGGTTTGCTCAGTCGCCAAACCAAACTGGCGTGCGCTGCCGCCGATGCGGGTCAATGCCTCAACAATCTCGCCCTCTTTGGCAGCCGTGTTATTGCCGAGGGTGTTGATGGCATCGCCCAAGGCGCGTACTTCCGCCAGCGGAATCTGGAAGACGTTGGCGAGTTTGGCGGCGCTGTCACCCGCTGATTCTGCCGTCATGTCAAACGCCACCGCCATCTGCCCGGCGAGGCGAGTAAATTCCGGCAAATCCTCAAAGGCGACGCCCAAGCGGCCACCGGCGGCGGTGATTTCGGCAACGGCTTCCGGCACCATCCCCAGCTCAATGGCCAGTTCTTTGACTTGCGATGAGAGACGCGCCATCGCCTCTGGCGTGGCATCAACGGCTTTTTTTACGCCCGCCATCGCCGCTTCAAACTCAACCGCCGAATGAACGACACCAGCCAGGCCGCCACCAGCAGCGACGACTTCGGCAAGACCTTGCGCCATGTCGCTGAATCGTTCCGCCGATTCTTCGGCAGTCTCGCCCACCTCTCCCAGTTGTTCGCGCAGTTCACCAACGCGCTCGGCATGCAGTTGTGTGGCACGCGCAAGTTCTTCTTCTGTCAGTGTTCCGCTGGCGCGCAGCTGTTCCAGGGCGTGGTCGAGTTGGGTGATTTCCTGGCGCGCGCGGTTGTCAGCATCAAGTCCGATGGTAACGCGCGCACCTTCCAAAGCGGATAGTTCATGGCTGACGCTGCCTAGCTGCCGCTCAAGATCGGCGAGTTGTGCGCTGTAGAGTTCTGCCGCCCGCGTCAGTTCTTCCTGCGTTAGATCGCCCTGCTCTTGCAGCAGTTGATAGGCGGCGGCGACTTCCTCAATGCGCTTTTTGACCTCCTCATCTCCAGCAAGCCCGAGGGTGATTTTCGCCTCTGTGATTTTGCGCAATTTCTCCGCCTCGGCGCTGGTGGCGTTGAGTTGGTCACGTAGCTGCTCGGCATCGGTGCGGATGCTGTCCAGTCCGTTCGCCTGCGCCTCCTGCTCCAGCCGGTTCAGTTCAGCGGTGAGCGCTTGTAGCTGGTGTTCGAGGTCTTCGGTGCTGCCGCCTGCCGCCTTGAGTTCGTCGATAGTCTTTTGCAGCGCATCAATATTCGCCCGTGCGTCGATTTGTAGAGCGACGTTCAACTCTGTTGCCATGTTTTCTCCAATAAAAAAGCCCCTGAATAGGGGCTTAAATAAATTCTGCTATTTAATTCTTTGCAGCTTCTTTCGCTTTCTTGCGTTTTTCTTTTTGCTGCTTCCGCCATTCCCACGGTTCTACAGCCTGATATTCGGACGTGTGCCATAGCCCGCGTCCGGCCTTGCGCGCTTCATCCTCCAAAGCGTAATACGCCCCGGTCTTACCGTAGTATTTACGGTACACCCACGCACCGCCCTGGCGCACCATCTCGGCATTGACATCTGTCATCCCGTCATAGAGGGTACAGACGTTGCGCCCGTAGCGGTCAGCATTGATGCACACAGCGCGGATGGTTTTCCCTTTGACCATGCCCGCAAGCAAGCTGGTTGCTTTTGCCCCGTAGGGCTGTTTTCGCTCCGGTGCATCAATGCCATAGAGGCGGATTTTATGCTGCTCCTTCGCATCATCCAGCAACGTGACGGTATCGCCATCGGTTACATAGATAACTTTACCAACCAGTTCATATGCAGATACATCGATACTGGCAGCTAGAAGAAGAAGTAACAGTAATTTCATATTAACTTTGTGTCAAGCAAACAATATCCGTCACAATAGCGTTTCCCGGATTGATTGCGTGCATTTTAATCCTGTATGGATTGCCACCGCGTACACGGGTATCTTTTTCTATCCATTGTCCTTCACCAAGGCGATGGATTTTTCCATCTGTCATTTTGACAGCAAAAGTATTTACCAAACGCTCATTCATATAATCGTCCGGCAATTCTGTTTCATTGCCTTCATTGATGACTTTGAGATAAACATACACGGCTCTGCCCTCGAACTCTTGCGAGGCATCTTTAACGGTAATAGTTGCTTTATCCGCTGGACGTCGGCTAAAGCGTTCGCACACCAAATCACCTTTCAAAATACTATTCACCGGTGCTTGGTCTTTATTCTGCCACGCCATGCGATCTGCCAGCGGTTTCCCGGTGGCGTCTTTGATTTCTGTGGCTGGGTCTGGTTTTTTCTGTTCAGCGTAGCACTGTTCCCGCGCCTGATAACCTTTGACGCGGCTACAGTCCACATCGTCTGTGCTGAGCAGTTTTTTGGGTTCTTCCGCCTGCGCCATACTGGCAAGCAGCAGGGCGATGCTAAGTATTTTAAGTTGCATATTTCATTCCTGTGTTGGGGGATGTTTCCCGCCTAGCACCGCCCGTGCCGCCAGTGTTTTTCATCGTCAGTTCAAAGCGACGTTACGCCTGTTTCGGTCGTTCTTTCGGCTCTTTTGCCTCGGCTACCACCTCAACGGCGACACCTTGCTCAATGAGCCATTTGCCTGCGGCTAGGGAGGCATCCACCTCATCGCCGACAGCAAATGAGCGGTCGGAATGCGTGAAGGGTTTGATGGCACGGATTTTCATGATTACTCCTTACGCCTTGAGCGTTACCGTGAACGGGCTGGTCTGGCCTTCCGGGACTTCCGGGCTGCCGGAGAGCTGCAAGGTGTTAAAGTCTTCGCTGAAAAACTCAAACGCGCCGTTCGCGGAAAGGGTCGCCTTCGGGATGTGTACCTTGACGTCGGCCTTGTTGACGCGGTTGCGCCCGTCCAGCAGCAGCTCGCATTTGATTTGGCTGTCGGCATTTGCCTGGATGACCCACGCTTCCCAGTTCGCTGTTTTGTAGCTGACTTTAATTTTGTCGCCTTTCGCCACGCCAGCGGTATCTTTCAGCTTAATCATGCCGAGGCGGTGATGCACTTCGTAGTGTTCGGCGGCGATGGTGCTGTCGTCGCTTTTTTTGACCACGGTGTCGGTCTCGGTGAGGTAGCCGTGCTTGAGTTGCAAATAGCGTCCCAAATCCACATCAACCATTTCGTCGGAGACGGTTTGCGCGGTCATCTGTTCGCGCGCGAGTGCGCCCTGGAATATCATCGCCAGGTTTTCTTCGTTGAAGTCGTCGAGGGTGATTTCCAGTTTGCCGGATTTGAGGATGACGACGGTATCGAGTACCGCGCCGTAGTTTTCGCGCATTTTGGAGATGCGCTGTTTGACTTCGGATTCCGTCGAAACGGAAAACTGGGTGGCGTTGCCCATCGGCACCATGCCTAGGTCGGTTCGGTCAAGGCGGCGAATGTACAAGGTGCCTTCGCCGATGAAACCGTCGTGTCGCAGTTGTGCTGCCATGTGTTACTCCTTAGTTTGGAAATTGAGATTGAGTTGATATTTGAGTGGATAGAGGCTTAACCCGTAGGCGTACACCGCCCGCTCGCCCTGCACCATGTGCAAGGTCTGCCGTGAGCGTGGGTCATCATCCAGCGGAGCAAAGCCAGCCATCGCCTGCATGACGCCGCCAATCAGTTCGCCCACGCCCTCCGGCATACCGTCGCGCTGGTAATTCTGCGAGGCGATGATGACGGAGTAGGTCACGGTGATTTGTTGATGGCGACCATTGCCCGCCTCCCCCCTGGGTGCGATGCCGTCAAAGATGAGATAGACGTAGCCGTCCGTCCCCGTAGTCTTGCCGTTAATCACTTGGGCGAGGTCGTTGGCACCGCAGACAGCACGCACCCCGTCCACCGTTTTCAGCCGCTCAGCAATGGGCGCGTGGGCGGCATTAACGTCAAATGTTGAAGTAGGCATTCGTTAGCTCCTTGATGCTCGCCAGCAGGTCATCCGAGACACCCAAAAACGGGCGCGCCGGAATGTGCTCTGTGCCGAACTGATGGAAATGGGCGTAATCGGTTGCGGTGCCGACTTGCAGGCGATGCTTGCCGATAACTTGCGCCTCGATGGAGTTGTAGAGACGGCCGGTATCCATCAACGGTTGCCCGTCACGCGAGGTCAGCTCGTCCCACCAAACACCATTGGGCGCAGTGCCGCTTTCAAAGCGCAGCATGACGCGCGTTACTTCGTCCTCGCCCAACTCATCCAGCAACGGTGACAGGTCTTCGCCTTTGGCCGCCAGCATCCGCAGTTTGAGGAGCGCCTCGTCCAGCCCGTCCGTTGATACCGCAAAGCGCATGGTTACCTCCGCCGCACCATGTCCATCTTGTCCAACGTCGCCTGGTCGTAGACGACCGGGCTGGATACGACGGCGATGCGATGATTGCCCGTAAGCGGCAACGGGCTATCCGGTTTACGGTTGTCGCCGCTCCCCGGATAGAGTTGCACCTTGCCCGCCGCGACGTCGGCCAGCCATTTCAAGGCGTCCTCGTAGCGCAGGCGGATGGTGGTTTTGCCTTCGTCGCCGCCTTCCTTGATTTGGTCGTCGTGCAGGCGGTAGCGGGCGATGTCCGCCGTCGCCGATACCAGCACCGCCGGGACGGTCGGCAACGGCAACGGATGGGCGCGGGCAAGGTATGTGTCTGCCAGCGCCGCCGCGTCCACGCACGCCGCCAGCAGGCGGGCGTTCTGCGGGTCAGGCGTGCCTTTCTGGTCGGCTTCCAGTACCTGCTGCACCTCCCGCGCGCCGAAGCGGTCGATGAGGTCTTGCGGTGTCGCGTACATCAGGCGCTCTTGAAGTGCATCAGGGTCTGCGGACGCAGGCACATCGGCAGCGGGTTGCCCTCGGTGTAGACGCTCACCCCGCGCTTGTGTTCGAGGTTTTCCACGTCGATGTAGAAGGCGCGCGCCATTTTGTTCGCCTCGGTCATCATGTTGCCGGGGGCGTTGTAGCGCACGAAGCCGTTACGCATCCCGGTGAGGTAGGCGTGTGCGTGTCCGGCCTCAATCATCGGGGTCGCGCCGATGCTGTAGTCGTAGATTTCAAAGGTCATTCCCTTCCACGCGAACTTGCCGTTGGTGTTTTCGCGGGCGAGGATGTTGTCCTGATAGCGCAGCCACGCCTCTTTGGTGGATTTGTGCGAGACGAGCGCGTCGAAAAATTCCGGGCTGCACAGCACGGTGCAACCGTTGGTAACGTCACCTTTGAGCGCCTTTTTCATCGCGCGCAGGGTTTGTTCGATGACGAGGCCGAGGTCGCCCGTGCCACCAAACTGCATGGTGGTTTCCGGCTCGGTAATGCCGAACTCACTGAACAGGTCGTAAATGACTGTCGTGCCGTCGGCATCAACGATTTTGCCTTTGACCGCGCCGAGCATCAGGTGCTCAATGGTGGCGTCGTGGCTGTTGCGGTGTTCGGCGATTTCGTCCGATACCACTTCGGCATTGGAGAGCAGTGCGTCTGCCGTTCCCGCCTTGCGCACGTCCTGGATTTGGTCGGCGCGGATGGTGGTTTGTAGCGAGAGATGCGGCACACGGAAGGTGCGGACGATGCTGTCCTTGCCGTAGGCTTTTTGATTCGGCGCGTCGGCACGGTCGCGCGTCGGGATAAGGGCGACACGGCCGCCGACAAACTCGACCATGACGGTCGTCGTGGTCAGGTTCTTTTCGCGCCACATCGGATCGGCGAGCAGACGAGACGGGACGTTCGGCTTTTGGTTTACCGCTTCGTCCAGCTCTTTTTGGGTGAGGCCAAGCATGGCTAACGTAGGCATGATTTACTCCTTGAATTTAGGCATTAAAAAAGCCCCTGTTCGGGGCTGAGGTGTTGGGTTTAGGCTCGCAGCAGCGGGTTCGGTCGGGTTTCCGGCGCCGCTCCGCCCTCGTAACTGGCGGACATCACCGCGCTCTGTTTCGCCGATAGCTGGATTTGCTCAACCAGCGCGGCAAAGGTGTCGTCGTCGGCTTTGGCGAGTTTGGCGGCTCGCTCGCCTTCAACACCGAGAGCGGACAGTTGCGCCAATTTCGTCGCTGTTGCCTGTTCGGCGAGCTGCTGCTTCAGGGTTTCGTTTTCAGCGGCGAGGCTAGCTTTCTCGGCGGACAGCGTCGCCACCTGTTGTTCAAGTTCCTTGTTCATTTCTGGCTCCTGGTTGGATTTAAGGGATAGGGAGAGGATGCGGGCGCTGGTATCGGCATCGACGCCAGTCGGTGTAAATGACACCTCACGGATGACACCATCGGCCAGCACCGTTACCTCATCAACGGTAATCGCCTGCCCGTTGACGACATCGCCTGCGTTACGGGTTAGGGTGCGATAGCTCTCAATGTAGACGCTCATCTGCCACTCCAGCCCCTCATCGGCGGCAGACACGATGCCGTCGGCATGCTCATTGCTGAGCATCTCGCCCTCGACGATGAGCGCATTGCCCTCGCGCATGAGGTGGCCGTAACCGACAACGCGGTCGCGGTCGTGGTTGTGCAAGAGCGGGATTTGTTTGCCGTTGAATTTCAGCGTGTCGAGGTCGATGGCGATGTTGTCGCCGTAGTAGGACAGCACCCCGCCTGCATAGGCAACGCCGCGCATCTTGCGCCGCTCGTCAACCGAGAGGCGGGCAATGCTCAGGGTGATGGTGCTCATGCAAAGCCTCGCTGTGTGGCAATGGACGTGTTGAGCGCGATACCCTGCGCGTTGCAATGCGCAACCAGCGGATGCAGCGGTTTGGTGTCGTCAAAGGCATCGACCGCGACACCGACCAGTTTGTCGATGAGGATGGTGGCGTTGCGGATGACGCACGGCACCTGTGCATCTTTGTCGGCGTCTGCCAGGGCAAAGGCGACGACCGCGCCCGGTACCGCGCCCGCTGGGATGGTCGGCAGGGTCGTACCTTTGAACGGCTCGTATCCTTTGTCGGTCAGTACCAGTACCTCGCCCGCTTTGACCGCCTTGGCGGCTTTGACGCGCGTGCGGCTGTTAGTCGGGTGCCCCTCCCAATGGAGGAAAGAGGGTTTGTCGTACTGGATGGTTTGCGTTGTCATGGATTACTCCTTGAGGTTGGGTAACAAAAAACCCGCTCAAGGCGGGCATGAAAAAAGCCCCGCGTGGGGCTTGGGTCAAACGTGGGTGAATCCCACCTTTGAGGGTCAGAATGTGGCGCCTAGCTCTAATAGCTCGCGCATAGCATCGCCGTACTGTTGGCGCTCCTCGGCGGTCGCGGTGAACGGATTAAGCGGTTGTCCACCACCCAGCGGGCGCATACGCGGGGCGTAGGGATACAACCCCACCGGGTAATCGTCTTTGTGTGGCGCGATACTGAAGATGCAGGCGGCGAACTGCTCAGCGTTGCGCATGGGGTCAGTAATGCGCACCGGCACAAACACATTAGCGCTGTCGCTCCACTCACCGCCCTGCCGCCCAATCGCGGTGGCACGCTCGATTTCCTTGCGCGCATCACCATCGTCACCGTGCAATTCACCTGTCACCAAGTCCAGCGCAAATGGCACATCCATGAAGATGAATTCCAATGTTTTCACGGGTTAAACCTCATCAATAATCCAAGTGTCAAGTGTAACAGTTCGCGGTCGTTGTCTAACATTTTTTTTAGCAGGTGGGCATCGCCACCAAGCAAGGCCTGGAATGCCATTGTCAGCACTTCTCGCGGTTGCGGATTTTCGTCGTCGCCGTAATTGCGACCAATGTAACCGTCCACAAAATTATCCTCACGTCCGACCTCTTCAATCGGATAGCGCGACGTGCCTTTCTCTTTTGCGAACTCTGCCAACGGCTTTGTTTTCTCGCCCGCTGTCCGGTCAAGCCAGAACTGTTTGAAATAATCATTCAGACCGGGAACTGTTCTTTGCAGTCGGTGCCCATATTCATGAATGCTAATTTTTGCGGATTGATACGTAATGTCTTTGCCCGCCATATCATTCAGATAAAGCAAACTATCGCCTGCCTGAAAATCATCAGCAAATTTAGAAAATACGCGATATTTTTGTTTGCTTAGCCATCTCTCGCTCTGCATATACGGAAGTATTTCATCATCTATATAGGCGTGGTACCCCCGCTCTTTTAGGTTGCGGATATACACCGTCCCTGATTCGTTTGCTTTATTAACCCATGAGGCAGGATAGCGCTTAATGGCATCCTGAAATTTCTTGGTTGCATCACCTTCAGCCTTCGCCGTCGCACCGGTTTCAACTCCTTCTCGTTTGAACACTTCCTGTATGGCATTCAAAAATTCGTTGCGCTTCTCCGAGATTACCTCGTCCATTTGATGCGGCAATTTATCTCGCAGCCAATCAAAATTGACGTTGTCCAATAAATCTGCGTGCTTCTGCCATATCTCCTCGCCAATTTTTGCAACGTCCTGCCAATTTTCGGGCGAAGGTAATGATGGTGGCGGCTCCGTGTATGTGGCCTTGCCAAGCCCCGTCTTCGCCTCGCGTTGGCGCAGGTAATCGGTGAGGCCGCTGCGCTCCGGGCTATGCGCCCAACCGTTATCCGGCGCGGCGGTGTGTTGCACGCCATGCTCGTCCTCCCACGCTGGTATGTCAGTCGGTGCGCCCGTGTAGCCCAGCGCCTTTGCCTGCCTGTCGGAGAGGCTGACCATACTGCACCGGCAATTAAAGCCGTTTGGTGGTGCCAGCGTTTGCCAACGCGCATCACCGACCGGCATCATCAATCCATGCAGGGCATGATGCGCCGGGCGGGTGCGACGGTCATTGATGGCAACGTAGCGCAGGACAGGACGACGTGCCGCGTGGGCGCGGAAATGCGTCCATTTGGCGCCGTTGTAGGACGATATCATCGCCGTGCGGAATACCGTCTCCTGATAGTGCTTCGGCAGCGCCAGCATTTCCGGGGTGAGCGCCTGCTGCCACTCGCGGAAGCTCTTGCCCTCCTCCAGCGCCTTGACCAGGCTCTGCTTGACCTGTTCGATCTGCTCAACGTCGCTAATCCGCGAGAGCGTCCACGCCTCTTGCCGCAGATGCTCCAAACGCGCATAAAAGTCTGCCGCTGGCTCCACGCCACGAGCGCTCAAATAGTCGGCAGCAGAGGGATAGTGCGCCATCAGTAACGTCCTTTGTCAGCATGGACGTAGCCCTGTGCCGCCGCCAGCGCCAACGCGCCCGCCAGCCAATCAACGTACTTGCTGTCGTCGTGGTCGTCGTAGAGCAGCACCAGGCGGCGCATCAGGTCTGCCTCGTCGTGTGCCTCGCGGGCGACGGCAAGCACCGCCTCCACGCCGAGCATTTCCGGGGCGTCCTTGAGCGCAGCGACGATACCGTCCTCCACCTCCTGCGCACCCGGTGTCAGTTGCGAGAGCGAGAGCGAGAGTTTGGGTGTGGTCGGCGCCGCCGCGACTACCCGGAAATGCTGCGGCTCAAAGCCGTAGTTATCGAGGTAGTATTGCTCGGTCAGCTCTACCTTGCCGGTATTGAGTAGCGCAACGTCTCTCTCCCAGCGACTCTTGTCAATCGCCTGCGCGCGCTCGTAGACGAAATAGACGCCCTCGGCGTCCATGCCGTTGATGGTGAGCAGGCAATCCACTAGATGGTTGATGCCGCGCTCGACAAAGGTCAGGTCGGCATCGGCGATAGACTGTGTAAAACCGTCGTCCGTCTCCTGCGCCGCGCGTGAGCCGGTTTCCAGTTCAGAGGTCAATACCCGCCCCAGCAGCGTCTTCTGGATGCGCTGGATTTGGTGGCGGGTGTATTTTTCGTGTGCGGTGCCGTCGTCGTTGGCGGAGACAAACTCAATGGTGTCCTGGTCGCTCATGGCGACGACGCCATCGGCAACGGCGGTTGACCCCGCAGCGGCCAGTGCCGCCAAATCCCGCTGTGCCTCGTCGCGGTTGGCAGTATTGACCGCGCTCTTGATGACGG